ATCGGCTGTTCGTCGCTCTTGAATTTGCCGTTTATGAGCTTGTCGGCGATGAGTTGGTGAAGATCGAGCGTCAGGAGATCGAGGGATGAGCAAGGGCATCAGCGACCGCAAGAAGGAAGCCAGCAACGGGTTTGCGGCGATGTTTGACGGATCGGATGACAGGCCGACGCCCGAAGAATTGGTCGTGAAAGTGATGCACGGCGCGGGAAATAACGTGATCACTGACCGGCAATTAGAGGCGGCAAAGTTGTTATTGCCGTATCGACTGCCTAAATTGGCCAATGTAGAGGCTCACGTCGCGACGGAAGAAATGAGCCACGAAGATTGGATTGCAACGCTGGGTGATGAAGATGAAGATTGATGTTCTTGAAGGCTGGGGCGGATATATCGCCTTATTTTTGCTGGGGGTGGTGCTTCATATCTTCTTGCCAAAGATTACGCTAAAGACGGTTATCCCGTTCGTCTCAGCCTTCCTTGTTGTGTGCGGGCTTGCGCTAGTGGCGGCGCCGGCGCATATCTTGGTGTCTCTCGGTGTCATCGTGCCGTGGTATTGATTACCAGACCAGCGACAAATTCAAACAATCGTGCTAAGCCTTCCGCGTCAAAACGGAGGGCTTTTTCATGGCACGCAATGACACGCTTAACTTTTCTGAGGCTGTTTGGTTTGAATTAACGGCAAATGACGTTACTGAAATCACGTTTCAAAATCTATCTGATGGTGACATCTCGTTGAAAGTCACGGTCGGATCTGTAGCGCCTACAGACACAAGCGCGGCTTTTGACTACAACCCGGGCGAAGGTGAGTTTTTGATGCCGCTTGCCGCTATGGCTCCGGGCATTGCGGGAACCCGTGTTTTTGCCCGCGCTAACTCGTCTGCCGGGAAAGTGTTGGTGTCTCATGCGTAACAGAATGGGGAGAATGTCGGCTTTTTTAGGTGTTGCTGGTGCGTTAGATGCGCATTTCGGAATTGCCGACTATAACGACACGTCAACCTCAGCAGCCCCTTTGGCGTTGGCTGCTGATACATGGACCACACTTCCAAACGATGGGCTTGGCACGTTTTCGCAAGAGAGCCTGCCCAACGGCGTGACAACGCTTTTGGACGACACTACCGGCGCGCTGGACATCTCCGAACTGACGCAATATTCGGATATTTTCATCCGCCCAGACTTTACGGTCACGCCTGACAGCAACAACGCAGACCTTGAATTTCGTTTCCTTCTTGGCGCTGGTGCGGGTCAGTACACGTTGCCCACGTCTTTTGGGCGCTTGGACTTGGGCGCGGGGATTGAATATCGGCGCGGAACTAATGCGCTTTACATCTACGCGGGCGACAGTAACACAATCGACAACCCCATTTTTATGCAAGTCAAACTGAGCGCTAATGGCTCTGTTGTAAATGCAGGCATGGCAGTAAAGGTTTATAAGCGATGACGGTCAAGATTTATCGGGATGACGCGGCAAATGCCATCTTTGTTGAAGACAACAACGGGGCGCAATTTCTCAACAACCTGCAAGCAGTCACAGACAGCCCGTCAGACACGGCATTTCGCATTCGCGATAAGTCGCGCGACAACCTGCTTTTGTCCAATCTGGAAGCGAATGACGTGGTTGATGGCAATGACCAAGTTTATGGCGCTGACGTTCCATCTGTGGTTAATGCGCTGAACGCTCTTTTTTCTGCTACAGGCAGCGGATCGGGGAATGCTCCGTTGATCACGTCCTCGCTTACTGTGTCCCTGACGGCGGGCGACACGCTGAACTATGAACTTGTGGCTTCTGACGGTGTTGGCTACGAGTGGTCCGACCTACCTGTAGGCGTGACCACGGTAGACGGTAACGTACGCAAGCTGATCGGTGGGTCAGGGCTGAGTGTCGGAACGTACAACATCACAGCCAAGGCGATTAACTACTTCGGAGAAGACACGGAAACTATCATTCTGACGGTATCCGCGCCACCGTTTTCCGATACCAAATCCGTCAATTTCCAAAATCAGGACTGGCTGGGTGCGAACGCCTCGCTGCTAGACGCGGAGTTAGGTCGTTCCAGCAACGGGTCGGGTAGCGGCGACGCTTGGTCTATCTCTGCGTGGTACAAGGGCAGCACAGACAACCAAGGACAAGTGATCCTGTACTTCGGAGACAACGATACCACCAACGGCGGTTACATAGAACTCCGACAAACAAATCACAACGGTCTAAAGCGGTTACGGTTGCGCTACGGTTCTGCCAACAACTACCTACAGCTCACCACAGCCTCTGGGAGTATCTCCCCGGGTACGTGGCAGCACGTGCTGGTTACATACGACGGCGGCACCACAGGGTCATCCTCCGGCTCGATGTCGGCCTATTACGGACGTTTTTCTATCTACATCGACGGTGTACTACAGACAACGGCGAATACGCACAGCAACTACGGCTGGTCTAGCGGTATTGACCCGGATAACTTCCGTATCGGTCGTTTCGTCAGCGGTAGTCACTTGCGTGGCGCACGTATTGACGAACTCGCGATCTGGGGTTCAGACCAGTCCAGTAATGTCTCGGATATTTACAACTCTGGATCACCGCACGATCTCGATCTGCTAACGCCCTCCCCGGACCACTGGTGGCGGATGGGCGATGGTGACACATACCCAAACATTCAGGACAATGTAGGAACTGCGACCTTTGTTATGTATAACATGACCGCGGCGGATATTGTGACCGACGCACCTTAGCTTTCCCTTCATCGACTGACTGCGCCCCTGCCTGTATGGTGGGGGCGTTTTCATTTGCAGAGGTGGTGATATGACCAACAGCAACCCCGCCAAGGTGAAGGCAGTGAGGGCGCGTCTTCGGTCTGATTTCGAATACTACGCGCCTCGATGCCTTAAGATTAAGACCAAACCGGACGCCAACGGGCAGGTGCAGATCGCGCCTTTCGAGTTCAACGCTGCGCAGAAGTACATTCACAAGCGGATGCAGCAACAGATCGCAGATGTTGGCTACGTGCGCGTCATCATCCTCAAGGGGCGCCAACAGGGGGCGTCAACGTATACCGAGGGGCGTTTCTATTGGAAGACATCCATGAACCCCGGCGAAAAGACCTTCATTATGACGCACGAGGGGCCAGCGACCTCTAACCTGTTTATGATGGTGGAGCGCTATCACAAGAATACGCCGATACACGTGCGGCCATCGGTGGGGCGCAACAACTCCAAGAAGCTGGAATTTGACAGGCTGGATAGCGAATATCAGGTGGCAACGGCTGGCTCTAAGGGGGCAGGCCGATCCGCTACCCTGACCAACGTTCACGGCTCAGAAGTGGCGTTTTGGGAGAACGGCGACATCCACCTTGCGGGCCTGTTCCAAGCTGTGCCGCTCGCCAAGGGCACCGAGGTTGTTTTGGAAAGCACGGCGAACGGTGTGGGCGATGTTTTTCATAAGCAGTGGAAGCTGGCAGAGAACGGGGAAAGCGACTTCATTGCGGTCTTTGTCCCGTGGTTCTGGCAGAGTGAATATGCGCGGGCGCTGCCGCATGATTTCCAAGTCAGCATGGACAAGGAAAGTGTGCCGGAAGGGGAGTTGACCGAGGCCGAATATCAGGAAGCATACGGCCTGAGCGACGAAAAGATTTACTGGCGGCGCATGAAGATCCGCGAGATGGGCGGGGGCGAGACGGGTTTCTATCTGTTCCAGCAAGAGTACCCGGCCACACCTGACGAGGCGTTCCAATCGTCGGCGCGGGGCAACACGCTTATGTCCCGCCGTTTCGTCACACGGGCGCGCAAGAACAACGTGCAGTCCACCGGCTCGCTGATCATTGGCGTTGATCCGGGGGGCGATGGTGAGGGCGGCGATCCAACAGGGATTATCCGGCGCCGTGGTCGTCGCATGTTTGATCCGCAACTGCTGACGAAGATCAACACGATGCAGCTTGCGGCGCTGTGCCTGCGGATCATCAAGAAGGAACGCCCCGTTAAGATGTTCATTGACGTTGGCGGGATTGGAAAAGGGACGCTGGACCGGCTGCTTGAATACCCTGACGCGCGGGGAATTGTGGTGCCTGTCAACTTCGGTGAGGCGGCCAATGATCCAGAGACGTACCTGAACCGCCGCGCCGAAATGCACTGGCTCATGAAGGAATGGCTTGAGGATGCAGGCGGCGCAAACATCCCTGACAGTGACACCATGCAAACGGACCTTTTGGCCAGCGTGATCAAGGCAAACGATAGCCTTCAACGCAAACAGCTTAAAAGTAAGGACTGGATGCGCAGCAACGGCATCCCGTCACCAAACCTCGCCGATGCTGGCGCGCTGACCTTTGCGCTGCCTGTGGCGCGGGTGGATAGCTCGACGCCGCACCCACACCAACCACACGCGCAAGACTTCGATCCGGTCGAGGATTGGGGCGATGGCGGACAATCTGCAAGCAACTTTGACCCGATGGATTTCTAAGCATGAGCAACCTCAAACGAATGACCCGCCGCATGGTCTGGTTCAACATCCGTGAACGTCTGATCGATGTGCTCTTCATGGCGTGGCCTATCTTCTCTGTCGTCGGTATCGCAACCGGCGCTTTCGCGTTCTGGTCGATGGTCTGGGGGTGGGTGTTTTGATCTTGCCGCCAAAGGAAAGCTTTACGGCATACGTGATCTTCATGGGGTCCGAAATGCGATCGCCTTGGCGTCTGTGGTGTCGTCGTGGCTGGCGGCATGTGTTCGTCTGCCTGCCTGTCTACTATCCAGAGCCAAGCCTGACGGCGGATGAGTACACGCTCGCAATCGATCCGCGCTCATACTGCATTCAGCCGGATGTCGCCTTTGTGCCGGCGCGTGAGGCTGCACAGCACTTCCTCAAAGAAGGCGCAACGGCTGTGATCAAGGTGCGGGTCGATAGGCGTGGCGCTCCCCCCTATATCCCGCGCGGGCTGCAAACTTGCGTTTCTGTGGTAAAGTCCGTCTTGGGTGTCGCTGCGTGGTACGTCTGGACGCCCGAACATCTTGCAAGGTGGCTCGTCAAAAACGGCGGGCAGTTAATCGAAAAGGAATGAAGCATGTCTTCACTATTTGGATCTAAAGGCCCAAACGCGGCCACACAAAAGGCGCAACGGCGACAAGCCGAACGCGCCGACAAACAGGTCGCAGAAGAGGCGCAAGAAGCGGGGGCGCGCAAGCGTGCTCTTGAAGCTGGTCGCAGGGGCGGAAACCTATTCTCCGCGTCCGGTGCGCGCGGCGTCAAAGACACTCTAGGATAAGGGGATCGGCCATGCCTCGGCATAAGATTGAAACCGTTTGCGCTCTGTCTGACAAGGCATGGTCAAACAAAAGCAATTGGGATGAATTGATTAAGGAGTGCTTCGAACACGCGCTCCCTGACCGCAATCCCTACCACTACAACGGCACCGGTCGTCCCATGGGCGGCGCGGGCACAAAGGGCAAAGATAAGTCCTCACGTCGCGTCTACGATAGCACGCTGCAAAACGACGCTATCAAGATCGCTAACCGCATTCAGTTTGAGCTATTCCCGATTGGCCACCAGTGGGCCACGTTCAAGCCGGGGCCGTTTGTTCAGGGCGATGCGCAAGAGCAGGCGGCGTCCGAACTTCACAACCTTCAACAGCTTGTCTTCACCGCAATTCAGTTCTCGAATTTCGACCTGTCCATTGCTGAGTGGTTGCTTGAATTGGTCGTCGCTGGCACTGCCTGCATGATGGTCACGGAAGGCGATGCAGATAACCCGATTATCTATCAGACGGTTTCGCAGTCGCACGTTGCCTTGCGTGAGGGCGCGTTCGGTAAGATCGACATGATCAGCCGCATTCACAAGATGCGCAAAAGCCTCGTTGAGCAGACGTGGCCGGATGCAAACTTTTCCGACATCGACCCAAAGGATCTTGAAGATGACCCCGAGATCGAATTGATCGACGTCTGCTATTACTCCGCAAAGGATAACGGGTGGTTCTATGACGTGATCGTCAAGGGCGGGCTACAGGACAAGAAACCAAAGCGCATTGTCAAACGTGAATACGAGACGTCGCCGTGGGTGATCGCGCGTTGGAACAAGGCGGCGGAAGAAGCACAAGGCCGCTCGCTGGTCATGCAAGCCTTGCCAGACGCACGCGTTCTCTCTGCTGTGAAAAACTTCCTGCTCAAATCGGCCGCGCTGGCCGTGGGTGGCGTCTACCTCGTCAAGAATGACGGTGTGGTGAACCCGAACAATGTGCGGATCTTCCCCGGAGCCACAATCCCTGTGCGGTCTACTGCTGGCCCCGCTGGTGCCTCTGTCGCGCCTCTGCCCGTGGGTGGCGACGTGAACCTTGCGCAATTGGTTATTCAGGATCTCGTTCAGTCCATCCACAAGATCATGATGAACGACGGAATGCCCGAGGTGACGGACGGGGTGCGGACAGCAACGGAACTGATCGAGCGCATGAAGGAATTGCAGCAATCCCTAGGTGCGCCATTCGCTCGGATCTTGAAAGAGGGCATCGTGCCCATGATCGAGGCAACCATCGACATTTTGCGGCGCGCTGGTCTGGTGCCCGTATCAAAGGGGCGCAAGATCAAGCTCAACAATGGCGAAATCGAGGTCAAATTTGCCTCGCCTCTGGTGCAGGGTCAGTCGATCCGCGAAGTCGAAACCCTGCGCAATGCCGCGGCTATCACTGCGGAGATCGCGGGGCCGGAAGCGGTCCAGCTTAACTTCCCTGTCGAGCACGTCGGCGCATGGGTGGCTGGCAAATTGGGCGTTGTTCCTGATATGGTGCGCACCAAGCAGGAGCGCGACCAGCTTCAACAGATGGCCGGTCAAGCTGCTGCTGCGGGGGTTCAGCCTCCGGTGGGTGGCGCAGGGGGCGTCACTCCTGCAAACCAACAGCAAACGCCGCCACTCCCCCAAGCGGCATAAGGAAACGGCATGACACAGAACCTTTCAGGCTTTGATTGGCTCGCCCAACAGGTGGGCTTTGAACAAGGTGAGGCGGGGGACACGGCAGAAGCCACCCGCCAAGCCATGCAAGAGCAGATGGAGCTTGCACAACTGATCAAGCGCGCTCTGGTCGATAACGACGACGGTGTGCGCTTGCTGGACTACCTGACGCAAGCAACCATCCTAACGCCTATGATGGCTGTTTCGCGCTCCCTGCCTACCGATGGCGAGGTCGCGCTCTCCCCCGCTGATTGGGCTTACGTGCGCGAGGGCCAAAACAGCGTTATCCACTTCTTGCGCAATCAAATTTCACTGGCGATGAACCCGCCGAAAATGGAGAACCAAACCGATGAATGAGAAAGAAGTCGAAGCAGAGATCCGGGAGAAAGGTCTCACTGCAAAGCGCCTGACGCCTGATCTGATTGACGCAGCGATCAAGTCTGAGCAATTCCATGTGTTCGAAGGCTCGCAAACAACCGTTTGCTGTCTGACGCTGAAAAACGGCTTTACCGTGATCGGAATGAGCGCTTGTGCCTCCCCCGAAAATTTCAATGCAGAGATCGGCCAAAAGATTTCCCGGTCAAACGCTCGCGATCAAATCTGGCAGCTTGAAGGCTACCTCTTGAAACAGGAGATCTTTGAAAATGAATAAGCAGGATATTGCAGATGCGTTGCGGGGGCTTGACCCGCGCGTTGAAGAGCATTGGACCAAAGCGGGCATTCCTGCTCTGGATTTCC